TAATGTCATTTTATCCGACCCCTTTATTTAATAAACAGCAATGCCCCGGTCGCTGTTACCTTTGCACTTATGTGAAAGACGAGCCGGGGCATTGACTAAAACTGATCGTACAAAGGTAACGATCATAATATAAACCCAATCTTTCACAAAATCAAGCTCTAAACGATCTTGTACGAAGCCTCAACCGTCTGCTCTGCTCTATAAACCTTCATATCATGTGAAAAGCATTTGAGAGAAAAGCTGTCAACACAGATTGCATTACATGTTGCTCCACTACTATTCTCGAACCACGGGAGCTTGCAATGAATCATTTTATGATTATTAATATCTACAAACAACTCCCTATCTTCTATTTCCTGAAACGTCACGACGCTTGGCATTCCTGCGACCTTACTCATTTCCGACCCCTTAAATTAATTCTGCTTGCATTGGTTTTTTATCTAAAGCCCGATTCGCGATATCTTCTTTCGAAACGAGCATTTTAGCCATATGTGAATCCAGACTTCCGTCGAGTACCAAGTACTGAACCAGCACACCTTTTGTTTGTCCGATCCGGTGGCATCGATCCTCAGCTTGCGCCATGTTCGCATGTGTCCAGTCCATCTCGGCAAATATAACAACGTTGGATGCTGTTAATGTAATTCCCACCCCTGCAGCCTGAATTTGTCCGATGAATACCCTACATTCCGGGGTTTCCTGAAAATAATCAACGCTGTCTTGCCTCTTACTTCCGGATGTTGATGTTTTACCAGTGAGAACCGCGCTTCCCGGAAATTGCCTGATCAGCTCATCCAGTATCACATGATGATGAGCGAAAACGACAACCTTTTTAGTCTCGAGCAATACTGATTTTATATGCGATATTACTTGCGGGAGTTTCGCGACTGCGGTAGCCTTACGAAGCTCTGCCATTTTAGATAGATCAGTCAACCGAGCTTGATTAAGTTTCTGCACAGCGTCCTTGTATGCATCTGTATTATCAGACTTCCGAAGAGAATCAACCTTACTTACTAGAGATTTAATACGAGCTTTTTTTCGATCATACTCCAATAACTCTTGAGCAACAACTCTTCTGCATTCTGGAGAGTTACAATCAAGCTCAATCACCTGTCTAAACTTACTCGGGAGATCGGTCAATACTTCAGACTTCAAACGCCTGATCATAAACGAAGACCTCATTTTTTCCTGCAATTCATCAAGGTTAGATGCGCCTGTATCGACATACTGACCATAATCATTTTTATATGCTGCGCAATACCTCCGTTTAAATATCGTCTGATTGCGCCATTGTACTGAATCGAGCGATGATATCAATGTCCAGATCTCCTTCACCCGGTTAGGGATTGGAGTCCCCGTCAGATAAACCAGCTTTGCATCACCCTCAATAATCCCGCCCTTATATTCAAAAGTCTTTTTCCCGAGGATTACTTTGGTCCATCCCGTTTTAGAATTCTTCAATCGATGCGCTTCGTCGCAGACTATCATCTCCCAATCGAACGCTTTTAATTGTTCTGGAAATTTCTTCACGATGTCATAATTAATGATCACGATTTCCGCTTTCGGAATCCGCTTCATTTTCGAATCTACAATAACGATGCTGTGCCTTCGCACCATCCATTTTGTAATTTCATTATACCAGTTCCGCTTCAGTGATGCCGGGCAGATAATCAGCACCGGATATTTATATAGTTTATCAAACGAATCAGAGTTCATGTCCGAGCTTAATTCACCATCGCACAAATTCATATACCCGATGACCTGAATAGTCTTCCCCAATCCCATCTCATCCCCGAGGAGTACATTACCCCGGTTATTAATAAAGTCTATCCCTGCTCGCTGAAAGGGCATGTATACAAGCCCTTTCGGTGATGGGATATCAACATCAGCATCCAGTGCGCGGGATGATACAATCTTTTTTTCCTTTTCAATGATTGGTGTTATTCCTAATCCGGTGAGAACCTCCCGGCAGGTATCGTCGCAGGAGTCAAACAGCTTAACAGCTCTTCGAGGATCGCGAGTGAACCAGAGTTTCGAATCGCCATCCCAATAAAACCCCGCATCTTTCAAGGTATGTCGCTCACGAAAATCAGACTGAGCGACATACCTGTCGTTGTCGAAACAAATTATCAAGCTACTTCCTTGCGCTCGTCCTCGATCTGAGCCTTAGATTTATGCTTGTTTGGAATCACCTCTAAATCGAGAGTCAGTTGCGCTCGCTTTCCCTCGATGTAATCCTCGGCTCGCTTGCAAAGTCGAGCAAGGATCTTGACGCATTCGAGCGGGAGATAGTGAGTCTTATTATCACCATCAGCCTCCTCGTCGGATGGTCCGCCAGATTCTTCCGGCTTTGATTTAACACCTCGAGCAACAGGTCTCTGCGGTGTTGTAAATTCAAATGGTTCAGATGAATTTGCCATTGGCTTGATCGCTACAAAGCTAACGAAAACCATATCATCATCAAGGTTGAATCTTACATCCTTGATAGCAATATCCGAGTCCCATCCCTGTTCACTCACCTCAACCAAGTCTGCAATATATTGGTTGAGAGAGTGCATCGTTTTCCTGAACAGCGGATCAGGTGCGCCCTTTGATTCTAACGTGTAATTTACAACCGTCAAATCAGGTTGCTCAACGTAGTACTTCAGGCACACCTTTTCTCCATCGATCCGAATAAGTGTAAAGTCCCGCACTAATCCTCCTTTTTTATGAACAGTAGCACTGTCTTTTCGTCCCATAGGTATTGAATCTCAGAAGAATCTATGGGACCAACCTCATCTAATGTTGTATCGTTACATGAGCGATGGTCCCGAACGTCTTGCAGTGTTTTTAAATTCGAGATTTCTTCTATAATTTCAAGGACATTTGGATAATGCTCATCCCGCAAATCACATTGAGATAACCTACATCCGTCACAAACAAAGTCGTTCGGGCATTCAAAGGTGTTTGACATTTAATCATCCCTCCTTAAATCTTTCCGAGAATCTTTTTCCGCATATCGATTATCGAATTCAGTTTTTTAGATTCAGCATCTCCGAGTGCGAAGATGAAACCACCATACTCCTCAGATAACGATGCTATCTCCGCCTCCGATGCTGATTTGAACTTAGTCGCGATATCTGTAAACGTAGGCTGACCGGGATCAACCTTTTGGTCTGCGGTATCAGGTCCGGGAGTCTCTGCTGGATTTTCAACCGGAGTCTCGCCTGACTTGTTATTAAATCCGGCATGTACTGTATCAACCGCTTTTTGTATAAACTTTCTTGATTGCTCTGAGTACATTTTCAGAGTCGGTTCAGATGCAAGCCATTGATCCCAAACATCAATCTCGTTCCACGTTTTAGCCTGAAGGATCAGGTCGCGCGCTCGCTGTGATAATGTTTGAACAATCTTTTTCTTATCGTCAACGATGATCGATCCGCTCAATGCAGCATCCAAGTTGCGAAGAGATTCTTCCTTAACCGTAAATGTCCCGAAGTCTGGGGATCGTAACACCTCGTTAATAAACCCCTGCACATCGAACGGTGTCCGCGCTGGTTGAGCCGGAGTCTGGTCTACCGGAGGAGCAAATGTTTTCTGCGCTGGCGGTGGAGTCTGTTGTTGCTGCGCTGGTGGTGCAGATGGTGGTTGATTGTTGATCTGATTAACTGGACGCTGTTGTTGTTGCTTCCGCGCTGGTGGTCGCTGGTTCTGATTCTGCGGTGGTCGTTGCGTGTTGTTGCCACTCACATTGTCTCCGGATTCCTTATCGTGTCCAACATCGAGCGCGGATGAGATAAGGAACATCATTGAAAGCCCGTACTTTTTCGCGCCAGTATATGCGATGTACGTCCCTTTATCTCCGCCATCCTGACCGTATCCATAAACAACGATTGACTCTTTCTCTTCCGGATTGTCAGCGTTAACAATCTTGACCTTGAGTCTTACCTCCTCAATAAACTCAATTTTTCCCTTTGATGTTGTTACCTGTCTCCAAGTCCCGTGCTTGACTGGAGTACAGATAATGGCGATTGAGTACTTAATAAGCAGGGGTCTCAACACACTCATTATGTCATCCTCGGTTGAGTAATAATACCCGCTAAACTTATTGTGACCGCTTTGAGGTGCGGTTTCAATCTCCGCCTGTATCCGGTTGAGCTTCTGGTAGAGATTTAATCCCGCGACAGGAGTAATGTCGACAGGATCGTTTTTCTCTTCAATTTTCTTTTTTCCCATTATCTAATCCTTAGATGTTTGCCTTTCGTGACCCAAATATAATCAATTGGAATCCCGGCTTCCTCTAAGTCGTTGCCGAGAATATTGAACTCGCTTACTTCCTTCGTGCAGTCTTCACCGCTCTCTTTCATCTGCGCGATCTTCGTGTTGAGATCTTGA